ACTCATTCTGCGGCCTCTCTAATAGGTTCCGGCCTCAAATGATGGGCAAACCGCCGGTTAAACTTGTTGTTTGCCCATGCTTCCACCGTCAGCAGCGCCAGGACACCGTCCCGGTCGCGGCCGTACATTCTCGGTACCTTGATCAGGTCGTAGCCAAACCGCGCCATCATGAACTGCTGGCGCTCGTCGTCGGCCGGGATCCGCTGCACCACCATCTGGCAGTTGCAGCCGTGGAACGGGTACTGGAACATGTGCCGGAGTGTTTCACGTGAAAGCCAGGGCTCGCCGGGGAGCGCTGCGGCCGAGATCTCGATGATGGCGGCCTCGGGTTCCCAGTTGTGGTAGACGATGCCAGCGATCAGGTCGCCGCCGTCGAGGATCCCAATGGTCTTGACGTTGAACCCGAACCCGCGCGCGCAATGCGGGATCAGCCGCGCCACGAATGGCGCCACCACCCCGTCATAGCCGAACAGGTATTGCAGGCTCATCTCAGCCTCCCGCCCCGCCGACATTGCCGCCCCAGATGTCGTGCGGAGCGCTGTAGATGTCATTCGGCGTCAATGGGTTGTTGCTGTAGTCAGGGTAGACCTGGCTCGGCGTGCCGGAGTTAGGAAAGCCCATGCCGAAGCGTTCCTGGAAGCCGCCGCCGCCCATGCCGGGGTTGGCGAACCAGTTTTCCATGCCGGGGTTGTAGCCAAGGTTTGGATTTTGCGGCTGCTTGGTGAAGCCGATGTCGCCGGGCATTTTCAGCCCGTTGTTGGGTATTCCGTAATTGTTCTTGTCGCCCGCGTAGGTGCCGGGATTGAAATAGCCAGGATTGCCCTCGGGGCCGAGGATCAGTCCCGCGTATGGGTTGGCCGGGGCGGCGTACTCCTTCATCATCTGGTTGTACTGCCATTCCGGCATACCAGACGCCGCTGCGCCGCCGCCTTGCCAGCCGCCGCCGCCGCCGCCGCCGCCGCCGCCCGCTGGCGGCTGTGGTGGCGGTGGCTGGATCGGGTTGTAGCCGCTGGTGTCCGGCGCTGGCAGGTCCGGCCCGCGCGTAACAGCCTCAGGGGCATACCCGGAGGCGTACTCCTTCATCATTTGATTGTATTGCCACTCCGGCATCCCGGCCGCGGCTGCCCCGCCAGCGTTGAAGCCGCCAGTGTTGCGGCCATAGGCGGCACCGAGCGCGGAGTAGTAGTCGGTCTGCCCGCCAAAGCCGCCGGGCGTGTTGGCCCACGGATTGAACTGTGCAGCATTGGGGTTGAAGCCCATCGCGGCGTTGATCTGGTCGGCACTCAAAGCCGGTCCGGAGCCGCCATAGCCTGGCATTCCGCCTGTCTGCACCATCGGGTCGAACCAGAAAGACATGTTCGCCTCCTACACCGTGACCGCAAGGCGCTCGAATACGCCCGCGGTTGAAATGAACTCGACATCCGGCCTGTCCTGCTGCGACATCGTCACCTGGATGATCGGCGCATGGGAAAAACCGGTAACTCCGATCGAGACCCAGCCGGTGTTGCGCACCGAGGCCGGTGGCGGTGTGCCACTGTCCCATCGGGCACTGTCCCACCGGCCACTGTCCCAAAGGTCAAGCCCGGCGCTGTCTGCCGCCGCCATGGGCGGGGTCGGCAGTGTGATCACATAATCGGTGGTACCGCTGAGCTGCGGTATGAACTGCTCATCGGGTCGCGCCGAGAACGAGGCCCGCGCCTGCTTCCAGGTGATAGTCTGGCTCGGCGACTGAAAGACTTCCCAGCCTCCGACCATGGTGCAGACATAGGGGGCGCCGTTGTCGGTGCCGGTGCGATCGGCCTGCATGACCCGGCCGGTCTGGGTGCCGAAGAACATGTCATCGTTCATCTTGGCAAAGCAGGTCGCGTCCCAACCAGTGTAGCGGCACCAAGCGCCGGTCGCCGCGTTAACAACGGCGCAGCGATATTCTCCCGGCGGGCCGCCGGGCCAGGTGACGAAGACCCCGCCGTATGGATCCCATTTACACATCGTCCAAGCCCAGGATCGCTTGTCCAGCACCTCCTGGCGCCACATCGGCTTGATGGCGCGCGTCACCGCGGCGAGCTCGAGCTCCGCCTTGTCCTTGGTGATGGCGCCTGACGTGGGCAGGATCCCGTCAACGCACGCCACCAGTAAGTCTCCGCCGATCGACAGGGTGGCATTCTTGCCCATTGGCGGGCTCATGTCGTAGCGGCCTTCCTGGCGCCAGGCCGCCGCGTTAGAAGGGTCTGAGCCGGTAAACACGATGATCTCGCCGAGGTCGGTGCCGAATACGATCTTGTCGTCGATGCCGTCGCCCGCATCGATCGACCATGTCGCGCAATACAACAGCTTGCCGCCCTTGGTGGCGGCGCCCGATAGCGGGATCTGCAGCAATGCGCCGCCGATTGAGTTGAGGCCGAGGTACCAGGCGTTCATCGAGTTCAGCTCGATGAAAAACCAGCGGTTGCGGTACTTGCAGACGTGTACCAGGTTGCGGCCGTGCTCGACGGCAGACCCCGGCGGGCCGGTGATCTGATCGGCGTTGAGCGTCGTCCAGGACGCGCCATCGAATCGGAGGGGGAAATCGCCAGCGTCGTTGACGACAATCAGGTGATCACCGGCCGCGTTGGCCATCTGCGAAGACGAGTAGTTGCCGTTGGCCTGCCCGCTCTTGATCACTACGGGCGTCGTGGTGGTGACGTCATAGATCGTGGTTGTCGTGGCGAAATACATGCGCCGGTTGGTGGCGCCAGTGGCGTAGGTGAAAGAAGAGATGATCGGCGCGCGTGACGCATCCGAGACCTCGCCCCAGCCCGCCAAAAATCCGGACGGTGCAGCACCGACAAAAACCGAGGCGCCGAAATTAGTCGTCATGACGTGGCCGGTGGTACCGCCATTACCGAAGGTCTGCCACGGCACAATCGTCCCGGCGACAAGCGTAACGCCGCCAACATTGGTTGCTGGATCAGCCCCGACAGTGTTATTCCACAGACCTGCAGCGCCTTTGCGAAACCAAACCTTGCGATTATCCAGATCGACCGCAACGCCGATGGTCTGGCCTGCTGCACCCGCTCCCATACTAAAGCCGGTGATGACGCCGTTGGCGTAGGTGGCACCGCTTTGATAGTAGGTCAGCGCGCCAGCAGTGGCGTTACCCGCAATGCCTGCGATCGTCGAGGTCACGGTGCCGACGCCGACGCCAGCGTCGGCCCCGAGGCCGCCGGTCACCGTCGTCATGGTCTGCTCAAAATAATATTTTCCGGTCGTCTTCCCCATCGCGGTAGCCACACGGACGCCAACACTGACTGCCGCGTTGCTGGTGTTGCTGGAGACGAGATTGCCGCCGGACAGCGTGACAGAGGCGGCTGTTGTCGGATCCCATGCCGCCGTCGACCCAATAGCAACCGGCGTGCCCCATCCTGGCGTGAAGCCTGATGGCGCCGCTCCGACAAACGCCGTGCCGCCGAAGTTTGCCGTCGTGATGTTGCCATTAATTCCAGACGCACCATTAAACCCGCAAATCGGCACCAGTGGTCCGGTCAGCACCGAGATATCGGCGCCAGTAGATGGCGTGGACGGGTTGGATGCGCCGGAATTATTCCACAGCCCCGCCGCGCCTTTCCGGAACCAGATGCGGCGCGGACTTGCGTCGAGGTCGACTGCAACGCCAACCACATCACCGGAAGCGAATTGCGGGAAGCTGGCAAAAGCCGGGCTCATAGCGTTGATCGAAACCGAGCCGAGTTGATAAACCACGGCAGCAAGCGCGCCGGTCTGGCACACCTGGGCGTAGGTAGAACCGGCCATCGTAATGCCGACGCACGTGTTGATGTTGAAGCCGGTGTTGGCCAAATTCGTGAACGTCATCTCAAAATAATATTTGCCGCTGCTTTTGCCTCCAGCGGCTGCAACACGGGCCCCCTGGTTGTTGACGGATCCGCCCGTGTTGGTGGCAACGAGGTTGCCTCCCGACAGCGTTACCAATGACGCCGTCGCCGGATCAAACGTCGCAGGCGTGAACGCGCTTGCCGCCGATCCATACAGATCAGCCCACAGGATGTGGCCACCACGGATCGCGGCGCCCTTCATGGTCGGCTTCCAGTTGTCCATGATCAGCGCGGCGCCAGGCTGCATGTAGCTTTCGTTTTCGTTCAGGATCAGACCGCGCGTCGGTGCCGGAAACGTCACCGTTTCCTGCTTAGTGGCAGCTTGCTGCTGCACTGGCGCGCGGCGAAATGCCTGGTGCTGGCTCATAGCGTCGCATACGGATACGAGGACTGGATAGCGAATGACGACGTTCTGCGACCGACGAGAATTGGCGCGGGTGCATCACGCCCGGCGAGTGTGTTGAGGGCGTCGCCATAGGTGCCCATATCCTCGGCGTAAGCCGCACCCTTGTTGGCCTTCCACTGCCAGATCATGCCGAGCTTCAAGAGCCGGTCGCCGAGCGCGAAGTTGTCGCCGTCGGACTGAAATTCATTGCTGACGCCACCGGCCGCCAGCGTCACGCAGTTCTTGTGCAGGTAGGCGAAATAGGCCGAGGTGCCGACCGCCATGGCTGGCATGATCAGCATCTGTCCGCCGATGATCGTCCACTCGCCCCAGGTGTCGATGTCGTCGCCCGCACGGCGGTTGAGCCACTGGTCGGTGTCGGCGACGTATATCATCGCGGCCTGCGTCGAGGTCGAGCGCCAGACGTTCGTCGTCAGCAGCATGCGCTGAAAATCGGTCGGCAGGTTGAAAGCGGTGGTGACGCCGTTGCCTACAAAAGTCTGCGTCTTCCTGAATTTAGTCCAGTCGCGAAAGTCATAGGCGATACGCTGCGCCATCTCGTTGGCGAGCGATAGCATCTCCTGCATGGTGCGGTTGCCGGTGATGTTGGTGAACACGCTTTGCGGCACGGCTACGCCGACCGCCAGGCAGACATCTTTCACCACCGACAGCAGGGTCATGCCGCGCTCGCTTTCTCCGGCGCGCAATCGCGCGCCATCCGCCGCAACGTCTTGGTGTTGAGCGCACCGAGCGGTGCCTGACCGGTGTGAGAAGTGATGTACTCACGCAGCTGCGCCAGATCCATCTCGTCGAACTCGTCGACCGGCGCCGCACCGGCCTTTGCCTTCAATGCCGCGAGATCCTCTTCCATCGATGCGTTTCTGGCACGCAGCGCCTCGAGCTCGGCCTGAACCTGGGTCGAGATCGAACCGGTCTTGGTCGATTGGATGTACTCCATGGCGGAATTTTTCATGTCTCTGCCGCCCTGGCCGAGGTTCTTCAGCTCCTGTCCGTCGATGCTGGCCAGCGCCTCGATCGTGTAGATGTTCTGAGCGCGCAGCTCGGCGCGGCGAGCCTCGGTCAGGAACATGGCGTAGTCGAGCGGCGTGCCCGATTTGGTTTGCGTCACGTGCGATTTGAACTGCTGGTACTGGCGCCGAAACCGCTCGGCGTAAGTAACCCGCACCTGACTGCCGGTCTCGGCATCGATGGCCCAGTGCGAGAAATCGGTCGCCAGATAGGCGCCCCAATTCTTGGTGCCGGGAAATCGCAGCTCTACGACTTCCATGTCGTCGAATACAGGACGGCCCGCCGCAGCTGATTTGACGTCATTCCTGAAAGCGACGTTCTTGAAAATGGCGACGACGACGTCGTCGGGTTCTTTGATAGCCATAGATCGTTCCTCTGGGAGCTTAAGACCGGAGCCACCGCCGCTCCCACAACAGTGGCTCCGGATTTCGACAGGTCGGGTATCTAATCCACCCGCCGAAAACCTATGCCGCTGGGTTGCTGTCTCGCAGCCTCCAGTTGAACAGAGGATTGGTTTGCGTGAGCTCGCCCATCCAGCCAATGAACTGCGCAACCGCGTCCTTATCGATCGGCATCTGGCCGTCGCCATCGAACAGCTTGTCGAAGTTGCGGTTGGGGTGATAGCGGAGCCGGAACGTGTCGGTGTTGATGCCGAACGTTGTATCCGGCGGCATATTACTGCCGATGCCGCCATCGAGGACGATCTCGGCGCGCTTGCCT